CTCCACAGACGTAATAATACGTAATGTAGGGGGGAACCAACTCAAAGTAGTCGATTCAAACCAAATCCAATCCTTAGGACAGCTTCAAACAAATTCACTGTTTGATAAATTTACTAAGATGTATAGTACAGCAGGTGGTATGAACTATAATCTATCTCAACAGATTAACTTCCCAGCCTCACGAATACAACTGTATACTGATTATGAAACAATGGATACAGACGCTATTGTAGCTTCTGCACTTGATATTGTATCTGATGAAGCTACCTTACGTAATGACATGGGAGAGGTATTACAAATACGCTCCTCGGATGAAACTGTCCAAAAAATACTATATAACTTATTTTACGATGTTCTTAACATAGAATTTAATTTATGGTCATGGACACGTAATATGCTTAAATACGGGGATTTTTACTTAAAACTAGAAATTTCAGAAAAATTTGGGGTATATAATGTTATACCGTTTTCTTCTTATACTATAATGAGATTAGAAGGTATGGACCCACAAAATCCAGCAGATGTAAAATTTAAATATGACCCAACCTACTCAGTATCAGAAAACCCATTAGGAATGCAGATTGTATCCCCAATGATGAGTTCCATAGCGGGTAGAGAGATTGTATTTGATAATTATGAAATGGCCCATTTCCGTTTATTATCGGATTTCAATTACCTTCCTTACGGTAGATCATATCTAGAACCTGCTAGAAAAATATGGAAGCAAATGACATTGATGGAAGACGCAATGCTTATCCACAGGATTGTTAGAGCCCCAGAAAAACGTACTTTCTTTGTAAACGTAGGTAACATTCCACCAAACGAAGTTGAAACATACATGCAACGTATGATCAACAAAATGAAGAAAACACCATATGTTGATCCAAGTACAGGAGATTATAACCTTAAATTCAACATGCAGAATATCTTAGAGGATTTTTATATTCCTGTAAGAGGTGGTGACCAAACAACACGTATTGAAAATACTAAAGGTTTAGATTACGCTGCTATTGAAGATGTAACATACCTTAGAGATAAATTATTTGCTGCTTTAAAAGTTCCAAAAGCATTCTTAGGATATGAAGCAGATTTAGAAGGTAAGGCCACGTTAGCTGCTGAAGATATTAGGTTCGCACGAACTGTTGAAAGAATTCAACGAATTCTTATATCTGAGTTGACAAAAATTGCACTTGTACATTTATATGCACAAGGGTATGATGGAGCTGCATTAACTAATTTTGAACTTACATTAACTACACCTTCTATTATATACGATCAAGAAAGAATAGCATTAATGAAAGAGAAAGTTGATTTAGCGGCCCAAATGATGGAGCTTAAATTGATGCCTACCGATTGGATATATGACAATGTATTCCATTTTAGCGAGGACCAATATCAAGAATATAGAGATTTAATTATTGAAGATCAAAAACGTGCTTTCCGTCAAGGCCAAATTCTTGAAGAAGGTAACGATCCTGCAGAATCAGGAGAAGCATATGGAACACCACACGCATTAGCTTCATTATATGGTTCAGGTAGATATCCTGGTAGTAAAGGTGTACCAACCGGATATGATATTAATGACCCTAAATACCCAGAAGGAGCATTAGATCAAGGTCGTCCTGAAGAAAAAGTATCAAATTACAATACACAAGATAGTAATTTAGGTAAAGACGTAACGGGAGCCGCTGGTATGAAATTTAAAAGTGGTGCTGAAGAAAGACCGGGCAGGCCAGGTTCTAAAGGTGGCAACGGGTTAACGTTAGAGAATTTAAGTACCCGAGCAGTATTTGCTCAAAATGAAAAAATGCTTAAAGGCTTATTTGTAAAACAAAAAGTATCGTTATTTGAAGGTGAGGATTTATTGAATGAGGACAATATCCGTGAGGAAGTTGATTTAGATTAATATTTATAGATAGTAGCGTACTACTTATGAAAGTAAAACACAATAAATACAAGAATACTGGTATTCTATTTGAATTATTAGTAAGGAAGATAACTTCTGATACTATGTCAAATAGCAATAGCAAAGCAGCAACTTTAGTAAAAAAATATTTTACTAAGAGTGAACTCGCTAACGAAAATAAACTCTATCAAACCATTAATAATTCTACATCTTTATCGGAAGGTAAGGCAGAAACTATTATTTCTACCCTTTTAGAGCTAAACAAAAAATTAGACAGAGATCAGTTAGCTAAAGAAAAGTATAATTTAATTAAGGAAATTAAGGAAAATTTTGATTTAAACGACTTCTTCCAAGCTAAAATAAGAAATTATAAACTTTTAGCTTCAACCTATACTTTATTCGAATCTATTAATAATAAAGAATTCGGGAACCCTGAGGTAATTATTAACTCTAAAATTAATATATTAGAGTATATCACATCAACCCCCGATGCTAAAATGTCTCTTACTCCATTAGTGGAAGAATTAATGACGTTAGATAAGGGCACTCGTGCTTTAGCATATAGAATTATGTTAGAGAAATATAACACGAAGTTTGATGGTTTAAATCCTGAGCAGAAAGAAATACTTAAAGAGTATATTAATAGCGCTTCGGATGCTCCAAAACTTAAAGAATTTTTAAATTTTAAGTTTACTAAAATATCTGAAAGTTTAAAAAAGAGCTATAAAAAGATAGACGACGCTACTTTACAAATTAAAATAAAAGAGGTTATCAACCTAATAGACCCTATAGTAGAAAGTAGAAAAATAAAGGACGACCATTTAGTTGCCTTACTACAATATGTAGAACTTTCTCAAGAAATAGAATTAGTATGAAAAAGCTAAACTTAAAAGGTTTAAAGCACGAGATGAGCACCACAGGAACTGGTGCTTCCTTTGCAGCTGGTGAGGGGGAACAATACTCTACTCCTAAAGCTTTTAAGAAATGTAAAAACGAAGTAGGTGAACCTTTTTCCACCCCCTCTCCCTCAATACCTAATAGAAAATCTAAAGTAATGGATTTTGTAAAGATATTTGAGAAAGCAATAAAAGAACTAAATACCGAAAAAAAATATAACCCTGTAACTGATCTTACTTCAAGTCAAGCGGATGCTGGCTTAAATACAGGATACGATATGGATTCTCTAGATGCAGCCTCCGTAATGGAAGCAAAAATAGGAGATGTTAAAACAACAAATGGTATTAAATCTACTGTAACCGATATTGATTCCGTAACGGGGGCTGTAACTTGGAGTATAGATTATGTCCCAGCATTTGATTCTGTATTTAAAGAATTTGACGAATTGCGTAGGTTTATAAAAGACCTAGACAGACAAACCGATGATCCCGTTATAGATGATATATCTGCTATAATTGTAAAGCAATTTAATCGATATCGCACACATATTAGAAATACTTACCCGGATTCTTATAAAAGATCCCAAATGAATGAGGCAAGGTATTCACAATTTAAAAATGAAACCAAATTACGCACACCCACCGAACAAATCCACCGGGCTGTCCGCGAGATAAGGCGTAAAATAGACGAGATAACAAAAGTTGTAGCACATACCGAAAGAATGAAAAGTGAATTAAAATCTAGCAGTGAAGGTATGTCATATCTTAAACGTACACATAATGCTATCAATACAATTTCAGAAAAGATCCAAGATTTAAATAATAGAATTAAAGGTTTAACCGAATAACAATGGCAAGAGGTGAGCATAAATCCCCACAATTTCAAAAATGTGGAAAACGTCAAAAGTCTAAATTAAAGACTTTAAAAATGATAAAAAACACTAACGAAATTTTAAGTAAATATACGTTTTAATAATGGCAAAACCCGCAGCAACCGGAGGCGCAAAACCTAAAAATCAAATAAGCAGACCAGGTGTACATTCTAAAAGTAAAACATCAAAACTAAAAAGTTCTAAGAACTATAAGAAAGTAAATGTAGGTCAAGGCAAATAATATTTATATACATGACAACACAAGATTTATATACTGAGCTAGCTAAAGGCAAAATTACAGAACAAAAGTTCCTGTATGAAGTGCGTCGTGATCTAAACCTACCTTGGATTACGCAACACAACTCATTTGTGGATACCGTACAAATCCTTAAAAATAAGGGTATGATATCTGAAAAACAAACAAAAGAGTCCACTGGAAAACAAGAAGTAGAAATTATAGCTAAGACTATCGATATGGTTAACCCATACGAATATTCAAAAGGTATGAATTTCGAACTTGATTTAACACACAATTCAGTTGGAAATGCTGATTTAACAGAGGAAGAGGTGGCTAAAGCACAGAAAAAAGTACTTAAAAACCTTACCTCCAATTCAAGTTATTATACACAAAAAATGGCTATGGAAATGGAAGGTGAAAGCCTATATGATATAGAGGTAAATGCTAAGTCAATTGCTGATTTAGTAAAGAAAAATCAAGGTAAAAAAGGTAAAATTATCCGTGAAAATGAATATGACGAATTTGAATCAGAAGACGATAGAGAAAACTATTATTTAGATTTAGACGATGTAAATGAACATGGTGAA